TTCCACCCCTACCATATACTTGGAAGTCTTTTCTATGGTTGAATTTTTCTATATGACTAATGGCTGTGTCAGCCTGAACTACTGTAATCTCAGTTCCTGTCTTTTGGATGTGATACATCTCACCCAGAAACTCATTCAGTTCATCTTTGCTAACTGATCCTGAGGTATCAATAGCTACAAGAATATGACGCTTTGGCTTAATCTTCAAGCCAGGATTCTCATCATACCTTTTATTAAATTTCCTTCTAGTCTTCTTGGTATAGATTTTAGTAGAGCCTCCACTAAATCTTCTGAGATAACCACGCCAATCAAACTTAGGTTCTTCTTTATGATTTATTCTACTTAGTATCTCACTAAACTCACCAGGTATATTACCACAAGATTTCTGTGCTTGTTCTGCTACCTCTTTAAGAATATGTTCTACCTGCTTTTGTACCAGCTTTTGTGTAGCTTCTGGCAGGTCTTGCATATCTTTCCATGTGCTATGGTCAGGCATATTTGCCTCTTGGTCTTTGCCTTTTACAGATATAGTCACAGTCATTTGACCTTGACCCATACCTTGTAACATTTTATTTAGGTTAGGACAATTACCATCCTTCTTGCCTTGTTGGAGTTTCTCATAGTAGTAATGTGTGCCTTTCTTAGGTTCAAGATTTAATTCTGGGAACATAGAAAGCACCATTCCTCCAGGTGGGAGAAGCTGCGCGGCTATATACTGATTTATCTCTAGGTCCATAGCAATATTTGCTAGTTCCCTATCAGTAAGACTGGCATACTCAGTCAAATGAAAGAAGCCTATATGCAATCATTATGTTAACTTACATTCTCATGTAAGATCGGACTATACCTTTACCCCTATTAGGGTAATCTATTGTAGTCTCTGAACCTCTTTCTTGGTTTATAATTTTGAATATAATCATCAAATACTTTCTTTTTTCTTTTAAGAAATACAGTAGCATCTTTATATAAATAATTATATAAAGCTAATGAATCATTTAAAGAAAACTGTGCTACGTAAACACCAATGTATTTTATAGATTTATTCTTTGTTGGTAATATTTCTAATAGCTGCTCCACAAACTTTTTAGATCCAGAACATATACCTGATTTAAGTATTTTCCAATCTAAAGTTTTAATATTTTTGTATACTCCAACTGTTCCATCACCATCAAAATAACCTCTTATAAAATGATTTAATAAATCATTTTTAATAATAGGTAATTCTATAATTTTAGATTTAGCTGGTACACATCCTATATGATTAAGATCATTAAACATTTTAGCACTAGTTATTTGGGCTTTCCAAACACATGTTTTAAAATGTTTATGTACTTCTTTTCTAGGAAAATTTGAAGAACCAATATCTTTCATAAAATTTTCAACCCAGTCTTTATCAGCACTTGTTAAAAATATTTGTCCAGATTTACTAGCTTTTTTAGAAATATTTCCATCAGCAAACAACGCACCTAACCAGTATGCTTTATGTTCTGTATCTATATTAGAAAAGAACTCTTCATTACAAGTATATTTCATTGCTGCTTCAGATAAAGATCTTGCTTTAATATTATTTCTTTTTAAAATTGCCCATACTGTTTTAACATTACACTGTATATTTACAGATATTGTTTTAGCAGAGTAACCTTTTAAATAATATTCTACTACTTCTTTTTCTCTTGTGGTCATAATATGTAAGTATTTATACTTTAATATACCACTTTTATTTAACATAACCAAGAAATTTGGCTGCGGATTGACCAATATTTATCTTTTTTACTTTACCTGAGTAGTTAATTCAGCCATAATTATATCACTATAATTATTTAGTAGATAAATCTCTAAGGTTTTTCCCGTCAATTTAAGATATTTTACATACACATTACTGTGTAAGGAGCCCGTTGAGCTCATGCTTCAATAGGCCAATACGGTGTGGCTCACTTAGTTTAGACCAATACTCCTCGCTTATAAGCAATTGATAATTGATTCCATTTAAGCACACACCTGCTGTGGGAACACTTTTCTCCCACCTTTTATTAAGCATGATGAGGAACAAACCATAGAATGGTTCACTCAACATCAAGTCCTTGCTGGCTTTCGCTAGCTGTTCTGCTTTCAGATCCATGTGTTGTTAGTTTTATTTTTACTTCCTTGATGTCTTTAAAGATTTCACTTGCCATCTCTGTCAGACTTTTTGCATAGTCTTCAAATAGTAATTCAAGATCTTCTATAGTAATGTCAGAGGCATACCTCCACTTTATTACTCTGAAGATTGATGAGAATGTTATTGACTCATCATTGAACAATCTATTTAACATTAAATATTTCTCCTTTGCATGTTCTCTCCATAGAGCAGAGTGTGTGTTGCTTTTATAACGCAGAAGCATGACCTGAATAAGATTACTCAGTAGATCACAATTCTCTATTACATTCAAAGCAACAACAGCACTCTCTTCATCTTTGGATTCAAGCATGTCTAGCAACCTATAATACTCATCTCTACTTATTTTCTTATTCTCCATTAGTCAATGGGTTTTATTGTAATATTAAGTGTATCAATAAAGTCATATCCATAGTTCATTAATGAATCTCTGGTATGCTTATTAAATGCACTGACAAACAATTCCACCTGATCTACTGGTGGCTTTACATCCAACATAAGATGATATATATCTTGAAAAGTATTGTTAGCATCTATCTTATACTCTATAAATATCTTTATAATCTTAGGTGCGTGTTTCTTCCATAGAGACCTGTCATGGTTCCTATTCTTATATGCTAGTGCTATACCAATAGCATTAGCCTTAAAGTCAAGGTTGTCCATAGCAGCCAAGGCTACTACAACATCTCCTTCATCTTTAGACTCAAGCATTTTTACAATTGATTCCAGATTTAATTTTATTGTTTCCATTATTCTAATTTTATAAGACCTTCATAATAAATTTTTTCAGACTCATGTGCATTGTTTACATCATCATACTTACTTGTATAGTCATCTTTTTCAACTTCAAATTTACCTTTGCTAATAAAAAAGCTAGTAGATCCAAGGATTATAGTCTCATCTCCTCTTGGTAAATCATTAATTATTTTGTGTACTAAACAAATAATGTCATCATCAACAGATATTTTTGAATCCAAAGTTTTTGTCCAGCCTTTTTTAGTAAGGTATACTATATGTATTGATGTTAATATTTCATCATCATAGTCATATTCCCAATAAATAGTAATGGTATTAACAGATTGATCTTTTAGAAACAATACAAACCCAGGATTTACATAAACAATTGGCTTTAATCTTCTATTTTTTGAGTTTTTAGCATCCATTGTTTTGGAGTATTAAAGTTGTCTATCCAATCCTTAGCAGAAGGAATATATCCATTGCAATCCTCCTTAACATGTTGCTCTCCAACATATCTTGTGTAAACAGTTTTACCTGCTGAGTTTACAAATGATACCCCAAATATTTTCTCACATTCAAATATTCCCTCACTGTGGTGACGAAACATTCTGTGGGCACTATGACACACCCAACTCTTGGTAGCATCAAACCACTCATGGATAGCAGTGTAATCTTCAATCTTGCCACCCCATTTTCTTACTGAGCTTTTAGCATGTTCATGTGGATGCGCCATACTATTCTGGTTTAATATAGAATGAGTACTGAGTATCTTTAGTTTCAGTATATCTAATTGACTCATCAATTTTAACTGATAAATTATTTAGATTAAAGTTAATAGTACCATATCCACCTTCATTATTATACCAATCTTCTGTATACTCAAGTTGACCATAGAACATGCTTTCAATATTTTCATGTACATCATTTGGAATATCATCTACTACATCATCATTAGAATAATATGTAAAATTTTCTATTTGACCACTGTCTCCTGATCCTTGATAGTCTGCTTCTATAAGTGTAATACCTAGATCTTTTAATTTTATAATAATACCCATAGGTAATACTACATCATTTATTTTATTGCTCATGTTATTTTATTTTATAAAACCTACCTAATATATTTCCATTGAGATACATATCAGATTCTAATACCCCATATATAAACTGGAGTTTAGTCTCATAATATGTTAACTCAGTCTTGCTAAGACAGATTTGTATAATCTCTCTTTTAATTGAGACACCTTTCTTAGCTGCAGATTTAAGAACATCATTACTACTATAGTAGTTTTGATAGTCTAACTTTTGGACTTGCTTGTATCCTTTCTTTCTCTTGTCAGTAGGCAAAGCTTTTTTACCAAGCTTTACCTTTCTATTAGAGTAAAAGTTTTTCTTACCTATGTAGCTTACAGATTTACCATCTATAATAGCACTCATTAGATAAACAAATCCAACAGCCCCTTCAGGAATCATATGATCCATAAAGACAGCTCCTTTATATGTCCAACTCATAACCCAGCTTTTTTTCTAAAGTAATTGTATACTTCAGGAATATGCTTCTTATAATATGGTTGTTCTGATTTACACCAATCTTTTACTTCTTCTTTGGTCTTAAACTTTTGATATTGGAAAGTCTGTTCAAGATCTTCTATAAAATCTTGTACAGTCCAACCCTCCCATATATGTCTGTTGTTTTCCATTGTAATATTATTTTTTATAAAGATTGTTTATTACTTCTTGAGCTAAAGTTTTATCTCCTCCATCAACAGAATTGTACATAGCATTTAAAGTCTGATGTTGAGATTCATTTATTATTTTTTGAGCTTCTAAAACTTCTAACTTAAGTTCATCAATCTGTTCAAGAAGATCTGCATTATCACTTTTTAAATCATCTATTTTTTCTTGAAGACTTTCAAGCTGTCTTTTTAATGTATATGTGTTCTCAATTAAATCATCTCTTTCAGATATTAGATTGTCTATTACATCTTTTATATCATCAATAGCTCTATCTGCTTCTCTTCTAGTACTCATATAATTAATTTTTTAGAAAATGTATCTTATAAGGTTCCAAGGAATGATTTCATTATGTAGCTCAGTCCATTCCTTTATATACTGAGCCTTCAGGTCATGCTTATATCTTATATTCTTCCCACCATATTGAGATACTTTAGCTTCTTGTATTGTTGGTTGCCATAGCAAATGCTCACCAGGTAACTCATATACTAGATTACTTTTATGTTTCTCTTCATTGTGGGTTAAGAATATAACCTCAGCTTTAACCTTGTCTTTATGTTCTATAGTACCTTGAACTTGTCTAAATAATTCACCATACTCTATTAGCCAATCATCAGTTACTATTACTGGACTAAAGTTAATATGAACATCATACCCAGCATTAATAAATCTATCTATATTTTTTATTCTAAGATCTATTGGTGTGGTATTTGGTTCAAGTATATTAGCATACTTCTGTGGCATAAGACTAAATCTTACTCTTACCTTTCCTTCAGGATTAAACTCTAGCAAATCCTCATTCACATACTTAGTAGCAAAGCTTCCCATTGCCAGCGGATGTGTCTTAAAGAAATCAAATATCTTTTGCCACTCATGATACTTTGTATGTAGAGCAAAGTCTTCATTACAAGAAATGTCATAAGTGATAAATGATTCATGAGTTTGATTTGGTTTCTCAACATCAGCAAACCACACATGGTGATCTATAGCTGTAAGTATTGTTTCTGTGTTAGTTGCTATATCTAATCCTTCTCTCTTATGTCTTTTCATGTAGCAGTAACTACAGTTATATAGACACCCGTGGCCAAAGCTTGGACTAATAAAGTCTGTGCTCCTGCCACTGGGCCTAATAACCATAGACTTTCTAGTTACTTTTTGGATCATTTTTTTCTGTTGTAATTGTTATAGCTGGGCGGTCATCTTCACTTACATACTTAGTTATATTGTATAATATGTCTTGAAACAGTATGTAATCTTCCTTACTAATCTCTTTCCAGTTAAGTAAACCTCTAACAGAAGAGTTTCTTCTAAGCTTTGTTACTACTATAAAAGGGTGCTCAGTATCTACTAAGTCTAAGCACATGTCATTTACCTTAACAGACATCCAATAATATTTAGTTTCTTCCATGTTTTTAGTTACTTTTTCTACCATCTTTAACTATCTCTATTAGTTTCTTGAGGCAAGCTATCTCAGCTTCTTCATATGTATCATACTCTACATTATCATTAGTATCTGTATCCTGATCTTGTATAGGATAATAATATACTGGAAGCTTTGTGTCAAAGATTATAAAGCTCCACTTGCCATCTGCAAAATCTATATAGCTGTGCATATTATTTTCACGGAACCATCTAAATGCTTGTTGGTACAAAGGCAATTGTATAAGACCCTCTCCATTGTCCATATCTCTAGAAGCCATGCAAGGTTCATCAAAACCCAACTCTTTAAGAGCTAAGGCTATATCATAAGGAACAAATTCTTTTTGTATCATTGTCTTGTTTTTTAATTAATTGAACATACTCTTCTATGACATTCATAAAAGGTGTGAAGTCTAATCCATAATAAGCTTCAGTTGTATCTCTCCAACCTAGTGCTTGAAAACACTTATCTAATTCTTCCATCATTGTAGTGCTTGTTTTAATAATGGGGTTAATACTTCTCTTACTTTGTTTACTCCATGGTCTCTTACAGAATCACTTAGATCTTTAGATAGATCAAGAGCAACACCATTGATACCGTACTTATTCTTATAGTTTTCCATAGCAAGTAAACCTGGTTGATCTACATCAAACAGAGTACATATACCTTGATACTTTAACTTATAAGCATTCATTACATGCGCAGGTATAAGTGTGTTCTCACTGTCAGGTGCTACTACTTCTAAATCTTTATAACCTAGTTTCATTAGACACATCATATCCTTAAGTGAACTACAGATTACTAGATACTTAGTCTTATAAGTAAGTTGATCTGTGCCCTGGATATAATCTCTTACCTTAATAAACTTTGTGTCTCTTAAATAAGGTTGATAGATTTTATATAGTGTACCATCAGCTCTGAAATAACCATAGATATTATGCCTACCTGTAATGACAAGCTCTTGGATATAACCATCAGTATCTTTTTGCATAGTATATGAGTTTAGTGGGAACACATTATACTTCTCTAGCAACTTAGATCCTATATGGAACTTACCCCAGAACTTTGCATCCAGATTATTCCATTCTGCTTTCTCAAAGTTTATTACTTTGTATTTGCTTTGTACCTTAAACTCACGGTGAGAATAGTCATCTTTATTGTTAAGGATAAACTGATTATAGTCTTCAATAATTTTATGAGCTGCCTCACCTCTGGTTGTTAGCTGGAATATGTTTTGGATTAAGGTTATTCCATCACCAGATATACCTGTACTAAAATCTCTAAATCTATATGTCCTATTATCCTTTTCACTCACATAAATACCAAATGATGGTCTCTTATCTGAGACATTGAATGGAGATAGGATCATTAAGTTTTGCCCTGTTAATTTCTCTGGAAGCTTCAGATAGTTTTCAAATACCCATTCTCTAGGTACATCATTTAAATCTGAAACAATTGCTTTTGTTCTTATCATGTCTGTAGGTATAAATGAGAAGAGGGGACCACTTATAGTCCCCTCCATCCCAAGTTTGTAATTTATCAATTTACAACTCAAAGTCTGCACTGCCTGAATTGGAATCATTTCCAAACTCAGATACAGTTTCTACTTTCTTCCTTCTTATGTGTTCTGCTTCATTAAAGCTAGCAACTTTAGATTTACCAAATGCTGCTCCAGATTTAGAGAACTTGGGTAGGAATAAGTCATAGGCTGTATAGCCATTCTTATTTGTATACTCCTTACCACCAACACAGAAGTCAACTGCAACTCCTGTAAATGGTTTCTCTTTATTAAGAGCACTGATTAAAGATTCAATTGTAGCATGTTTGCCATCTTGATCAATCAACCATTCATTGATACCAAAAGAGTTACAGAAATTCTTAAGGAACTTAAGGATCTCATCATCTCTTTTAACTACAATACCTGATTTAGTTTGACCATCTGCATAGGCCCATTCACTTGCTTTCACTTCTCCAACTTGTCCCTTGTGCCTACCTTTTGATTCATTGTTTTTGTCAATGAAAAATCCTTCAAAGCCAGAGCCCATGTCTGGACCTTCAAGACTGAGAATGATATGATATGCACCTTCTTTAAACTTGAACTCTTCAAGTCTAATTCCATTTACAGTACAGGTGTGATTACCTGGTTGCAAATTCTTTGGGAGTCCTCCCTCACTGTTTCCTTTGATGTCTTTTGTACTAATCATTTTTTTCTAATTTTTAATTTTCATAATCTATTATTGCTTGCTTTACTAGAGCCAAATCATTTGCAATCTCAAAGGTTGGGAACATCCCTCTTGGAGACTTACAGGTATTTTCACCATTGTTCTGAGTCTCAAATATGTATCTGACACCCAGTTCTTTGTCTTTCTTTACCTTACCAAATAAAACGATGGAGAATAATCCCTCCAAAGTTAGAACATTATCTACCATATTTCCAATAGTCTTTGCTTTTAATTTTCTATTA